GGGCGAACCCAACGGTGCCGTTGCTTTTTTGCAACGTGCCATACAGCTGGACCCTGACAATATCACAGCCAGATTCAATCTAGCTGTGGTCTGGTTGTTGGCCGGAGACTACGCCAATGGATGGCCTCAATACGAATATCGCTGGCAGTACGAACACTTGGCTGGACTGTTGCCCAGTCATTCTCAACCCAGATGGACCGGACAAGATCTTGCAGACAAGATTATCCTGGTCCAGGGCGAGCAAGGTCACGGTGACAACATACAGTTCATAAGATTTATCAACGATCTGGCTCGGCGCGGTGCACAAGTTTGGTTGCAGATCGACCACAGTCTTATACCGTTGTTGCAAAACTGCACAGGCATTGCTCGTTTGATTTCTTATCAGGAAACTGCACACGGGTTTGACTACTGGGTTCCTATCATGAGTATTCCGGCTGTGTTGGGTATCACCTTGGAAAATCTCGAGCACACACAGTTCTACCTGGCAGCAGATCCTACTTTGGCACAAAATTGGCAACGGACACTTGGACTCAAACGACGGTTGCGTGTGGGATTTTGTTGGTCCGGCCGCAGAGATACCTGGATCAATCAACACAAGGGCATGCCATTCACAGAAATACTGCGCTTGATACAGCGCAATCCCGGCTACGAATGGATCAACCTACAGGTAGATTGTACCGAGGAAGAAAACACTGCACTAACAGCATCCGGAGTGGCCTGCTATCCAGGCTTTATACGCAATTTTGCTGATACAGCCGCGCTGATACACCACTGTGACGTGGTCGTCAGTGTTGACACTGCCATAGCACACCTGAGTGGTGCACTGGGACGTCCAACCTGGATCATGCTCAGTTGGTTTGCTCTGGACTGGCGTTGGCTATTGAACAGAGATTCAAGTCCCTGGTACAGCACAGCCAGATTGTTTCGACAACCACAAATGGCCGACTGGGGCACAGTTACCAACCGGATACACGAATATCTAGCCTGGTTCAAGGTCTGATGCTGATTGACTGTTTTCCCTACTTCAACGAACGTGAATTGCTGGAACTCAGAATCAGGCTGTTGCAAGATCATGTGGATCATTTTGTCATAGTCGAAGCTGATCAGACTTTTAGTGGTTTACCCAGACAGTTTGCCGTGAAGAATCTCTTGCGCACGCTTGGTCTTGCATCAGACAAGGTAAGCGTGATTGAATTGCGACAGGCCACGCCGGTAGAGTTACAACTGGAACAACAGGATTTGCTGGCCATGTATCCAGAAGATCGCGGAGATGTTGCCAGTATCTTGGCTGTGGCACGCGAACGTATTCAGCGCAATGCAATCATGCAGGTGCTAGATCAATTTGATCCAGATGCCTGGATCTTGAGCAGTGATTGCGACGAAATCATCAATCCAGATCACGTGGGTTTTGCCTTGCATGTGGCTGCCAACAATCCCGATTGTGTGGCAAAGTTGCCCTTGATAAACCTGTATGGTCGTGCAGACCTGCGTGCATATTCTCGATCAGGCTGGCCGTTTACCTGGCGTACTGCCATGAGTATTTGCTCACTTGCTGTGCTTAAAAAAACCACACCGCATCGTGTCAGATGCAGTTATAATGTACCGGTAGAAATAGTAACACCCACGCTGGATGGCAACATATTTGACGAGTTTGGTTGGCATTTCAGCTGGATGGGCGGAGACGACTTGGTCAAGATCAAGAGTCGATCATTTGCTCACGCACCCAATCAGGGTCATAAACAACATGCCGCACAGGGATTACGATTTGAACAAGGTGCTAGTCTGACCTGGCAACCTGATTCAGTATTGCGACCGTTTCCACATGATCAACTGCCCAAGACGTTATTTGAGTTGCCCAGGGTCCGCAAATTTTTGCTACCTGATCTGGCGTAACAACGTGTTTTCAAATTCTGGGCTGTGAAAATATTCTTTGTTTTTTATTAACCTAGTTTTGAAACTGTGATGAGCTAATACAATCTCTTCAGGATTGGCAAACAAACTGTTGACGAATTCCACAATCTGTCTGATTCTAAGTTTATGATCTGGAACCCAATCCCAGGTTTGCCACGGTATGTAGTCTGCAAACATATCAAGACCAAGGTCCTCAAGAAACTGTGATGCTCCAACTGGCCCAACCATGATGGGAATTTGATAGGCCATGAACGGTTTGCATGTTTTTTCTGTCAGCACAACTCCTTCGGTGACACTGGTCTCTGTAACCAGATTGATGGCACACTGGTTATAAACAGCATGTCCTACTCCCACATCGTGTTTTTGTGCGGTATCGTCATTGTCCAATCTGATAGGCAAGCGATTTTGGTATTGACGTACATGATTTAGTTCTGCTGTGGTCATGTACTCGGGAATTGGTAGTCGTTCTAGCACATCGCCCAAGGGAAATACAAAACTATATGCCATTTGATCAAACCATGGATACAGAACCAACTGACCAAATAGATAAATCCTGTGCCAGGATTGTGTGCTATTCAGGCACATGATACCGCTAGATTTTTCAAAACCAGCATCGTATGTGACTGTGTTGTACCACGCAGGTTGGCGGGTGCTGAACAGCCATAACAGCAATGGAAAAAACACAAAGTTGGGCTCTGGATTGTAATAATACCGGTAGTCTGATGTCAATACCCGGGTAGTAGTAACAGCCGAATACTGTTGTTGCAACACATGCGGTGTAGTTCTGCGACCAGGATCTGCGTCTGGATATGGATTATGGGTTAGGTCTACAAGGATCAGTTGTATATCCTGTTCTTGTACGATAGCACGGACCTGCTCCAGGTCCACATGATTGAGATTGCTGTCAGTTATGATTAAACAGCGTTGATCAAAAAATTGTTCAAGATAAGATCGATCAGTGTCGCGGGCACAGAGAGGATTGAAATCGCTATAGTAAAATAACATTTACATACTTATTGACCAGATCGGGCCTGGCCACAGTTGGCTCCGTGCCAGCGAGCGTACATAGAGACGCTTGTAGTTTTTCCACAATGTTCGCAAGTCTGTTTCATCTGACTTGGGTGAGTTCCGTTAGCAAGTCTATCTGCATTTCCTTTTGATCCCAGGAAGTTATGTGTACCAGCTTCTATTCGTTTGGCATTATGTTCAGGACCGAGTAAATTGTGAGTTCCTGCTTCTATAAGTTTTTTGTTTAACTTACCGCCAGCGTTAGGACTTTTTCCATCTTGCCAGTGGTGTATGCCTGCTTCACTACGCCATATGCTTGGATTGTTTGTTAGATTAATATGTGTACCGTTTGCCATTGCTGTTTTAGCATTACGACCATCCTTATTAGGATTACGATCACCTTGTAAATTGTGCTTACCTTCAAGAACTAATTTATTTTGTTTTTGTCTACTATTTTCTCTCGCCTGCGGATTTTTTCTCATATAGTGATTATCTCCAGCAATTTTTTCTGCTATAGTTGGATCTTTCATTGGATTGTTATCTGTGTCAAATCCAATTGGATCTGCGGTTCTATTCATGCAACCAGGTTTACCGTAATGTTCTGCTAAGTATTGGCCCTCAAGTTTTTTTATTTGTTCTGCCGATTCAGCGTATTCGAGTATTTCTCGTGTAAGTGTAGATTTATCTTTTATAGAACTGGGCCATAAACCTGATCCAACATATCCGTCGTTGATATTTTCTGTACTATGTCTTCCAATATAGTATTTGCCGTTTGTGTGAGTTGTTTTGTATATAAAGTGTTTCATATGTTTATTTATATAATCTGTAGCATTACTAAACATTATATACTCAAAACTGGTCATTGTCAAATTTTAATCAACAAAAAACCACCTTGCAGTGGTTTTTGTCTTCCCATCCCTGAGAAATAAACAAACAATCTCTGATTAGGAGAATGATAAGTTTTGTACAGCAATTTCGCCCACGTAGTCGGCGGCATTCCCGAAACTGCTTGCGGTGTTGGTCAATTCGACAAACCCGTAACGAGTCATAAATGACACGACTGGTTCGAAGGTTGACGGATCTAGAACAACGCCACTACTCATTAACGGAATGTATGGGCAGTAGAACGCAGCAGCATCAGCTTCTGAAGTGCCTTTGTAACCTACTAATACACTTGCTGTGTCTTGAGCATAGCTGTTTACAAACACACGCATAGCACCGTTTAAAGTACCAACAAACTTGGTGTTTGTAGGAGCTTCAAAAGTACCTTCTGTGGTTCTAGCAAACGCACTAGTTGTTGCAGATTGTAAAACAGTTAAACTTGCTGGAGAGACAACACACCAGTTACCAGCGCCACGACGTGTACGCTGAGCAATCAAGTTTGCAGTACGATTGATAAGAACAGCCAAAGCAGCGTGCTCGTCACCAACGAATGTAGCAGTACCAGATACAGTAGCTTGGTTGTATGTGAACTCAGTTGCAGCCAAAGTACTCAAGCTCAAGAGAATCTCTTGATCAATCTCAGCTGTGATCTCTTGTGCAAGAGCAGCCATGATTTCTGCTTCAACGTCAATGCCATGCATGGCTTGTGCGTCTTGTGCAGATTCAAAAGTCCAACGTGCTTGTAACTTACGAGTCTTGGCTTCAACAGCCTGTTTCAAGATCTGTACAGAGATCTGCTTACCGCCAGTACCTTCCATGGTAGCTGTGTTGTTGCCAGTGTAACCACTAGCACTAGCAGTGCCTGATGGAACTGTGGAGTATGCAGTTGCAATAGTGAACGGACTTAGAGCTTCTTGGCCAGCTGTTACACTAGTTGCAGCAGAACTGTTGTCAGTCAAGCTGTTTGCGTATCTTACACGCAGGGTATGGATCTGACCTACAGGACCTGTCATTGGCTGAACACCAACCAACTCGTTAGCGATAACTGTTGGCATAACACGTCTGATAACTGGTAGAATCACTCTGTTTAATGTAGCGATGTTACCACTGCTGGTAGAACCAGAAGATGCGTTTTCACGCAAGTACTTCTTGGTATTTTCAAGGATCACGCTCATAGATGAACGCTTTGAGCCGTTTAAGCCTTCTA